GCGCAGATACAGGATCAATCGCGGGTCATGCAGTAAGCAAGTCCTCACCAAGTGCTCAATTTACTCTTAGAGCTAGAGGTTCTTTTTGCCTTTTTGAAAGGGGAAGGCTAACCCCACGGGAAAGTATTTAACAATAGAGAGCATTGTCGGCAAACCGACGATGATAATCTCCAAACTCTTTTGCTTTCCAAGGGATATTAAATCGGGTAGAGTAATCATAGAGCTCTTTTCGTTCGAGCTCAAATCTTTGTTGTCCGTAGTGGTAGTATTCCATTAACGCTTGTTCAACGTTTATAGCCATTTGTTGTTCTATGGTAACACCACGTTTTGGCTTTCGCAGCCAAAGGAGCATTTGGGATATGCTATCCTCGGCAAGTTGAGCATGATATAACATGTCACCATCTTGCCACTTTTTAAATTTACGGCAGAGAAATTCGAGGTCGTCTATATTAACGAAGTCATTTTTAATTTCTGTCTTCTCTGCGGTAGTATACTCCATTCCAAAGTTTTTAGAAATGAAGGCGCCTAATTTTTTCATGGTAAAAAATGGCGCCACTGTGTCGGATACACTCCAAATGTTATCATCTCCATAAAACCATGCAGCCAAATGTTCTTGGCGTACAAGATCTAAGGAATTCTCTTGACATACTTTTTCAAAATAATAGTTGAAAATAACTACGTTAACAAAAGAATTAATGAAACCAGTAAGCCAACCTCCGGAGGAATTCATCCAATCCATAAGGTAAGCTTCAGTTCCAATGACAATAACAGGGGCAACGGCAGACATACAAACACAGTATAAAAACCAGTCCCACATAGGATTAGTAATGAACCAATTAGTATAAAGTCGCATACAACGATAAAGGAGATAGGCGAATTCAGAAACGATAGACGTATCGTAATTCTTAAAATCGCCACCTCCAAGGTTGGGGAACTGCAACAATTTGCGTATGAGCATGGTCCAATCTTTCGAGTGGGGATTGACACCGATGGCAACATCAGAAGTCCCAAGATGTTCTTTCATGAATGATACAATATCACCCATGACCATAACAGTTACAACCAAATGTGCAAAACCGCCGACGCAAAATAAACGCGTCTTTCCAAGTCGAACTCTAAGTTCATCTCGGATTTCGTCTTTCAAACAAGCGGCAACAACATTTCGTGGTTGATAACCTTTCTTCATG